GTGTAAGAACCTCTACTTTTCAGGCTTCCTGTCGTAAACTGGTGTCTCTTGGCTATATCACTCAGAAACGACAATACAGCAGAATGGTGAGGTGGTCTAATCTTGGCTTCGGAGCAAGCTGTTCAACGCAGTGTAATTCACATCAACGTGAAATTCAACGCGATGCACCCGTTAAAATTCAACGCGATGCACCCGTTAAAATTCAACGCGTTCATAAAGATAACACAAAAGATAACACAAAAGATAACACAACTACGGGAGATAAACTCCCGGCGGTTGATGGAAGCTCAAAAAAAGAAAAAGATGATGAAATCGCAAGGCTGTATTACCAAGTAATCAAGGCTCTGTCATTACCAGTAGCAAATCACAATGTGGTGAGGGCAAAGATAGCCGAAATGAAGAGGACGTACAAAGAGCAAGTCTGTATTGATTATTTGACGTTTATGCGGGACAAGTACAGCAGCTGGCAGACAAGGTATAAACCACAAGTCAGCAACGCTCTTGACATTTACACGAAGTCGAGGCAAATCATGAGCAGACTTTGGGAAGACAACAAAGAGCAGGAGGTCTTTTGATGTGGCAGATAACCACTCATGACGGCAAGACCTACGTCATTACCCAGAAAGACCCAAACCGTATCAAAGAGCTAGCAAAAAGACTGGGGCTTGTGCCAGTAACCCTTGCCAACGGTAGAATTGAGTATTTTAGCAAGGGTACAGTCGCGAGAATATCCCAAGTGAGCCAGCCAGCGCAAGAGCGTTTGGCAATTGCAGCAGAGGCACAGGGCGACCGTGCTGGAACGAACAGCGAGGGCTTTCAGAAGTTTCAGCAGAAAAGAGCAGAGCTGTTTGGCACAAGACGTAAAACAGGTCGATGATATTGACAATTTAAGCACGATGGTGTATACTGATAACGTAATATCAAATCACCAGAAAGGAGAAATCACCAGAATGGACGTGCAATCATTAGCTAAGTTCGCACCGCAGGGCGCAAGTCCTAAAGCGTGGCTAGAGCTAATCAAAGAGCAGCTGTTCGCGGGCAAAGGCAAAGAACCATCGATGGAAGAGATGATTTTCTACGCTCAAACCTGCCAAGCTACAGGATTAAACCCAGCTCGTAAAGAAATCTACGCCATTTACCGAGGCGGGAAACTTACAATCCAGACAGGGATTGACGGCATGCGGGCGGTGGCAGAACGTTCAGGCAAATACGGAGGTTCAGAACTGCCAAAGTTCGACTACGACGCGGGGCTGACGGTCAAGGTCAGTGGCAAAGTCAAGAAAGTGCCAAACACCGCCACGGTAACTGTCATAAAGGTCGTGGACGGTATCCCGATTAAAACCTCACGCTCAGCTCAATGGGAAGACTACTACCCAGGAGACGGAGCTATAGGCAATATGTACCGTAAGTTTCCAGAAGTCATGCTAGCGAAATGTGCCGAAGCTCAAGCTTTGCGCGCAGCGTTCCCGAACCTTGGAAAGGTCTATGAGGAAGCTGAAATCGTGGAGGACTTCACACCTGCTCAAGCTTCAGATGAGGACAAAGCGGAAGCGAAAAAGGAGGCAATGCAACGCCTAAGTGAACACGACTTTGGAGGTAACAGAGGGTGATAATCACAATCGACACAGACGATATTGTTATAACAGCAAAAGACGGCGGCAAGTTCGTCTTTGACAAAAACGCTGAGGACAAACTGGCGAAACTGCTTGAAATCAAAGACAAGCTAGATAACGTCATAGAGCAAGTCAAGGGAAATCTTGAGACTAACGGCTTGAAATTGAACCCAGACTTCTCTGGAGTAAGGGGAGATAAAATCAAGGTCGAGTATCGAGCGTTTGGAGCTTTGTACAAATTGGTTGACCCGAAAAAAGCGTCGCCAGACTTTTACAAGACGAAAACCACCTACTCACTGAACACCGATTTAGTATCAGCTTATGTTGAAAATCACGACGGCAAGCTTCCAGACGGGATAGAAAAGGTGAAACGCCAAAAGAAAATCAGCATTAGTAAATTGAAGTAGGAGAGCAGATGAAAACTACCGTAAAAAGTGAAATAGAGCAATGCCTAGAAAACAACTTTAGAGAAGCTTCAGCCGAGGCAAAGAAATCGGCACTTGAAGATATTGAACAAGTGGTTGACGACTACACAAAAGACTTGAACGACGACTTGATTGACTTTGCCCTAGAGGTAGTATGGCAGTACGGGTATAAGATTGGCGATGGCGTCTATGCTACGGGTGGAATGTCGGTTGTAGAATCGGCTTTCAGTATCCTAGAAGAAAACAACATGTTAGATGAAGACGGGAACTACAGCGTCTACCTGGCTAGCGTATGAACATCAAGCTCAGTTACTCACTCATCAGTTGGTGGCTCGCAGGAGACTACGAGGGCGTCTTCAAAGCCCTAAAGGGAGACTGGGGAGAAACCAGCGAGGCTGCTCAATACGGTATTGACAAGCACAAAGAGTGGGAACAAGAGGTCAAGGACACTGGTTGTTTGCCGAAAGTATTCGGGGGCGAGCCTTTGGAAAGATGGGGGACAGAGCTAACCAGAGAACTGGAACTCACCGATTGGCTGAAGCTAAAAGGTCGGGTTGACCTGTGTCATTTTGTGGACGGAGACATGCACCTTGTAGACTTTAAGACTGGAAAAACGCCGTTATCGACTTACGCAAACGGTATCCAGCATAAGATTTACAAAGTGCTATTCCCAGAAGCTCAAGTCTTTGACTACATGCAGTTTAATCAGCATACTCAAGAGATTGACTTTCAAAGAGTTCATCTATCACCAAAGATGTACGAAGAAGCGGTCGATTTAATAATAACGATAGGCTGTGATATCAGAGCCACCTTAGAAAACATAGGAGAATAAAATGGAAACGCCTAGAGAAGAAACGCTAGACGAGCAGCGAGAACGGCGACAGTTTGAAATACTGGATACGTTTGACGACAAAACTCTAGCAGAGATGAAGAGCGACGCTTTAGACAGCTACTCAGAATTAGAAAAACTAATCTTGGCTATATCACGTATCCAAGAAAAGCGCGGGCAGGAGGTTTCGTTTTGAAAAAGTATAAACTGCTGAAAGATATGCCCACTGTAAAAGCTGGGACGACCTTTCGGGAAATAACCAGAAAAGTTAACGGCTCAAAGGTTCTAAAAGAGTATAAATCAAGCAACAAAGTCTCTATTCTCGTTAGCGAAATTAAAGACTTTGATGAGTGGTTTGAGGAAATTAAAGAACCGACAGACAGTATTCACTGGAAGCCTAAAGAAGGTGATAACTATTACTACATCGTATATGGCTACAATCCCCTACATAACGAAATTCTCGTAAGTGCTTGGATTGATGACGACCACGACAAGGCGCATTATTTGTGCGGTAATATTTACCGTAGTTATGAGGAGGCTGAGAAAGCTAGTAACCGTGAACTAACCGAAGTCAGACTACGCCGAACATCAACGTTTGAGCCAGATTTCGAGAACGGTAAAGGCGGCTACTGCATAGGCTATGACTATATGACAAAAAGTTTAAGAATATACCCAGCTAGTTGGGTAGACGCAGGCGAAACTGTACGCTACGAGACTGAAGAAGACGCTCAAAAGTCTATTGATGAACACGAGAAAGAATGGTTAGCTTATTTTGGAGTTAAGAAAGGAGAACAAGAAGAATGTCGGCTATGACAGTAGTCTCTTGGATTGGCGCAGTATTGCTTGGAGCTATCGCAATTTTAATATTAGTGGCGGTCGTTGCACTAATAGCAGCTGTTATAAAAGCTCTGATAGAGATTTGTGCGCAATAGGATAAATAATTAAAGAAAGGGTAATAGGTAAACGCCATTAACCAATGACCTACCATACGTCAATAAACTGGGCAAAATTAAACCAATCGGGTACAAATCGTACCCTGTATAAAACCAATTTCCCCACTTGGGAAAAATGGTTTAGAACATTAACAATTCAACCGCATAATATAGCCAACCAGTTATGCGGTTGAGCCCTGTATAACGTTTTATTTAGAAACACGTTATACAGATAAAAAGGAAAGGAAAGGATATGGGATTCAGTATAACAATACAGGCAGATGGCGAGAAAGAACTGTATATATCAAATGGCTACGGAGATTTTTCGGTTGGTCCTCTTAATAAACTAGCTCGTAAATATCGACATACTGGCACTTATGATGACCAAGATGGGTGCTTTGAAGTAGAGATAGGTAATGTTGATGACCTTGCAGACGCGTTAGCCGAAGTTCAGCAAATAGCTGAAGAGAAGATTGGCGATAGAATGTGGAACTTGAAGCCTGACATATCGTACGATCAAGACTCTAAACAATATGTAGCTGACCAAATTGGTCTTGATGACGGTTGTTATGCTCTAGTCCTCGGTCAGGTCTTTAACTATCTGTTTGAACAGAGTTGTTTACGTTTTGACGGCACTACCAGAAGTGGCTTCAAGCTTAAAGATGGCAAAAAGATTGTTCTAAGGGGTAGTTAAAATAATATCAACTAAACTACTAATTTGTGAACATAAGAAGAAAGGAAAAGGAAGATGAAAAAGTTTAGTAAAGCAGTCGGAGAAATCCTGGCAATGGTCATAGCAGTATTCGTAACAGCTGTGTTTATAGCATTAGTGCTGCGATTTATGGTATGGGTTTTCGGAGCGTAGTATAATCTAACGTAGTCTTACTTATAAGGAGGAAGATATGTTTATAGCAGTTGTAATAATGACAATAGCCAGCGGATTGGGGTTAATCTATCTTTACGCAGGATTGGTCGGTGTCCTCACCACAGTCTTTGTTTTGGGGCTAATCAGCATAATCGCAGCAATCACTTATGGCTATTATTTAGAGAAGGACAAAGAATATGGAGGTCATAGACGGTAAAAATCAGGAAAGAAAGCAACGAGGCTGGAACTTTAAGAGAGGAGCTAAAGATGCAATCGATACTGACACACTTCGTGAGAGAGGTAGAAAAGGGGGCGAAGCCCGTGGCAGAAAAACTGGCTTTCATGACCCGAGCGTACTTAAAAGAGCGGTTGAAAAGTCAATACAGACGCGCTGCGCAAAGATTGAGAAACGCAAGGATAGAGAGGTTTCTTGAAAACTACAAACTAGACTTCATTGAAACCTAAAACTAAACTAAAAACGTATTGTAATTTAAGCACGTTTAAGTTATAATAGAGATGTATTAAATAATCACCAGAAAGGGGGCAATCAATGCCTAAGAAAACCACTAAAAAACGAGATAAATCACCAGAAGAGGAAGCACTAGATATTCTGGAGAAGCTCACAAAAGGTTTGGAGGGAGCGATTAATAGCGAACCCGAACTACGAAAAAAGGCTGATGACTTAGCAGAGGCTATCACAAAAAGCCACGACAAAGACTCTTTCACCTTTAAGAGTATGAAAACCGCTATACGCGTTTTGATGGTCGCAGACGCTATCGAAAAAGAAGAGATTGAAATTAAAGACGTTGCAGAAATGAAAGCGGTACTTACCATGACAGCCGAGACTGTGTTTGGTCTGTCCCGACTTGAGGCTGTTCTCTTTGCAAGAGAAGTTGGCGATGATGTCTTTGAAGCCTACAAAGAAGAACGCGAAGACGACACAACTGTCTATAAAACTCTGATAGCACTGTCTGTGTGCCTAGAAAACTTCAAGGAAAACTCAGAGGACTAGATGAAATACGAACGCAAGACCGAAAAAGAAGACTTCATCAAAGTAAACGGCGAAAACGTCTACACGATGAATGATATCTTGAAAGATAATCCTACCTATAGAGAATGCGTCTTGGCTTTCTCCACTCTCGACGAAGAAGACTACGACTTTAAGGCTACCGCTTTGTGGGCAGCAAACTCTGTATCGCTGCTTATTGAAAGACTTGAAGAAGACAAGGATATTAGCAACTACGTTCTCTTGTACAACACTTTGCTATTCATGCGGTTTGTCTACCAGCGAAACGCAAAAGATGAAGAGACTTTTGATAAGCCAAATATTCCTTTGATAGCTGAACTAGACATGGCTCTGTCCAAGGAAGTCGAGAAGATGTTCAAGAAGCACAATTCCAAAAACTATAAAGAGTTGCTGGAGGAAGAGTCGTCGCAAGGTATCGCTGTAGTTTTGACAGACGCAATCGTTAGAGTGGTGTCTTCAAACAAAGATATTGTTAAGTTCTGTTAAGAATACTGCAAAACTGCCGTCTTGCAAACGGTCGTACCTTTCTTTATTAAATTAAAAAATGGAGATACATAGGAAATATGGCAAACTTCTCCGGGTTAAACACCCTCTTAAATGAAATTGACAAAACAGTTTCAGACAAAATCGATGATAAAATCAGCAACGAAATACCAGAGCTGAAAGAGCTGGTAAAAAACGCCGAGAAATCTATCAAAGAAAATCTGCCGATGAAAGTCGAGTACGACGGCAAGCTACATGACGTTAAAGGTCTACGCCACAAATCATTAGATAATCTTATTGTGATGGCTTCGCAGAAAATCCCCGTGCTGCTTGTAGGTTGTGCGGGGTCAGGGAAGACGCACGCTGCCGCTCAAGTCGCTGAGGCGATGGGGTTAAACCACTACACGATGTCTGTAGGCGCTCAAACCTCTAAATCAGACATAATTGGATACATGCACGCCTCTGGCGGTTACGTGCCGACACTCTTCCGAAAAGCGTATGAAGAGGGCGGGGTATTCTTGATGGACGAAATCGACGCTGGCAATGCTAACGTTCTTATCCAGGTCAATGCGGCGCTTTCTAACGGCTTCTGTGCCTTCCCAGACAAAATGGTGAAACAACACAAAGACTTTGTTTTTATCGCTTCTGCTAACACGTTTGGAAACGGTGCTAACCGTATGTACGTCGGTCGTAACCAGCTTGACGCTGCCACCCTTGACCGCTTTGCCGTCTTAGTCTGGGACATTGACGAGAAGCTGGAAGACAAAATGGCAGAAGCATATGGAGATACTGGCAAGAATTGGCTCAAGGTGGTGCGAGAGCTGAGAAAGACTATTGAGAACGACGGTATCCGAGCTTTGGTAACGCCACGCGCCACTACTAAAGGCTGCTCTTTACTAAATATCGGGCTTGACTTTGAGACCGTCCTAAACGCTGTGATTGTGGAAAACTTGCCGAGCGACAAGAAGTCACGATACCGTGATATCGCTAATAAGAAATGGGACGAAACTTCCGAAACTAAGAAAGCCCACGAGACAGCCGAGGCAGAAGAAGCTGAGATAATCTGGTAGGAGGTCTAGATGGATTTGATAGACTACACGACACTAGAAAACACTGTCAAGGGCGACGGCTTTGTCTACGGAGAGTATTCTATAAGTAAAACCAAGACCAAATTGACATATTTTGATGAGAGAGAGCTTTGCGGAAAGTTTGACGGAATAGACATATTCCTAGATGTGATATCTAACCAACTTTCAGCTGGGCGCGGCAGGTATAACTCTTCTCAAGACAAAGGCAACGGCGGTTTTCAAATGTTCAAAACCTACAAAGAAGCGATGGACACGTTCAAGAATAATCCCTCAAAAGTCGCAGACTTCATGCAAAAAGACGAGAAGATTCTAGGCGGAGACAGTGCTGGAATGAGCGTCGAGTATGACGTTACTGGCGACTTCATCGACATGGGAAGATACGTTGAGGGGATACCAGAGACTTTTGGAAGCATGTATAATGGAAATCCACGCTCCAAGCGAGTAAATATTCTAATATCTGCGATGACAAGTTCTTGGGTGAGTCACAGGCTAATCAATCATAGGTCAAAACGGGTGAAACGCCTGGTAGACTGGCTTGAAACAAACCAAGTGAGGTGTGCGGTTACTGTCATGTTTACGAACGACAACTGGCATTGTGAGATAATTGTCAAGAAGTTTGACGAAATCTTCAATATCAATGACATAGCAATCGCTATGCACTCTGATTTCTTCAGACGCTGCCAGTTCAAGTTCGGCGAAAACTCTAAAACACTGGTTAGTGGTTATGGCTCGGCAGTACAGTTTTGGAATAACACAAAGGTAAAGAATGTGTTGAGCCAAGAATACAACAACGAGTTTAATGTAGTAATTGGCAGTAAGTTAGAATATACAGAGCAGATAGACAAAGATATGGACGACCTTGAGAAGAGATTGAGTAAAAGAATATTTGAAGAAGAAAGTGACGAAGCTATGCTAGGTTGCATGCTGGGTAGTAGGTAAATGAAAAGACTGAGAGCTGGAGACCCAAATCGACAAGAAGTGTGGGAAGCGAGCGGTGCGCTATTCTCTATCGTGGACTTAGAAATACCACCGCACTTTGATGAAATGAAGAAGCACATTACAGCAGAAGAAGCTAAGAGGATTAAAAAGCTGTTTGCAGATGTAGCCAAAAGGAGAAAATCAAACATTGAGCTTGCAAGAATAGACGGAGATGTGGAAATCCTGGGTAGATTTAAGACTTTCAGACAAGCGAGGAGGTTTATCAGAGAGGACTATGAAGATTAACAAGAAAATGACTAGAGGAGAGGTCGTCAAACGGTTAGATTCAATCTTCTCTAAATGGGTCAGGCTGCGGGGTGCGAAAATCACCCCCGACGGCAGGATACTGAATAAGTGCTGTACCTGTGGAGTAGTCCAAGACATTACGAAGATGGACGCTGGACACTACATATCACGGGGGAAGTATGCGACAAGGTGGAGCGAGGATAATGTCCACCCGCAGTGCCGACGCTGTAATATTTTTCTAAAAGGAAACTACACTTCATACGCTTTGTTTATGATAAAGACATACGGGTACTCCAAGCTACAAGAGCTTGACCGACGCTCCAAGTCTACGGAAAAGATATACACATACGAGCTGATGGAGAAGATTGAGTACTACAAAGCAAAAGTTAAAGGAATAGAGAGGGCGCTTCGTGAAAAAGCCGATGACTAATTTAGTTGTGTGTTCAAACTACAAGATATTTCGCAGATACTGGGAGAGCTTCTACAAGAACAATCCACAGTTCAAGAGAGGAACGCCAGAAATTGGCTTTATGTGGGTAGACAGTTCAAACGCAAGCAACCTCAGCCGATTTTCGCTAAATGAGAAAGCAGACCACATACACAGGCGGGGTAGGAACGTTAATATCATATTCTTGAAGTGGTATCAGCCAAATGACGATTTAACACAGAATTACATTGGAGACGCTTGGCTGTATGTGCACTCAGAACAGAAGAGGTTCGGTCGTCCAATCGTCTCAGATAAACTATTAAATACAGATGGCATTGACGAGAAGTTCACCAGTTTCACCATAACAGCTGCAAAAAATATGATATTTTGAGAAAACCATTGACAACATAAGCACGATAATATAAACTAATAATATGAACAACACAACCACCACCACCTTTATATCAACCAGAGCTTGGGTTCGTGAGAAGCAACTCAAGGAAAAACAGGCTCTAAAACGCCGTGAGAGGCTCTGTAACGCTGTTTACATCGCAAAATGGGTAATCCTATGCTTTGCGCTGGTATTCGCTATGTGGGCGTCTGTGTGGCTTTTGTATTTTGCTATGAGCTAGAGGAGGGACATGACAAAAGAAGAGTTTATCAAGTTTGTGGAAAGCTGGGACTGGACGTTTGCTAAGACTTACGCCAAGAAATCCCCTCACGAGTACATCGTCTGCAAGGCTAATCACCCGAGGAGAGCAGAGTACGAAAAGGCAGTCCAGTTTATAAGAGACAATGGCGAGCCCGAGCAATACCTCAGAGCAACATTCACAGTCTATAAGGTGAATGGTCATAAATATTGGACAGGTAATAAGCCGATGTCCGCAGAATGGATACTGAACAGGTCGTTAAAGGGAGAGCAGGATAGAACATATGGCAACTAAGGCTTTTGTAATCCCCACAGTCCCCAACAGAATACAGGGCTTAAAGAGATTGTTAGAGTCTATCAAAGGTGAGGTAGATGATACGTGGGATATTCTCATAGCCGCTCAGTGCTACTCAGAGGCTGAGAGAGACGATATGACGCGTTTCATTGAAGAATTGGGTTTGGCGGACAGGACTGTCTTCAAGACCTCTGAGAAGCCCTTAGGTTGCTTTGGAGGACGCAAACTGTGTTATCAATCAGACTATGATGTCTATTGCAACTTAGACGATGACATGATTATTTTGCCTACCCAAGACTACAATACAATGGCTAATGTGGTCTTGAAGTATGACTTTGTAGGCTGCGTCTCTGGGAATTGGGGACGCAATTTTGAATTAGCTCAAAAGAAGATACCCAAGATGAAATCAGAGTTCATCAAACAAAACATAGTACACACAGCAGGGGGTATGGTTTTCGGCAGGCGTATCCGAGACTTGATAATCTCTTTGCCAGACAATATCGGCTATGAAGACTCTGAGATATCCGCAAAAGCTTACGTCAATGGCTATGAAAACTATCGATACCTAGGTTCTTTGATAGTTCATGCGGTGGTAACCAAGGGAGGCTTGAAAGACTGGAGATACAAGCACGACGCGGTAGTGCCTCACCCTGAAATATTCAATTACAAGATAGCCAAAAAGGAAGTGTACGGAACTAAGGGAAACGACTATCTAGAGCCGACAAGCTCAGACTTAACGCCGTTCGCCACCACACTTCATATTAAGAACAAGAAAAAATAAAGGAGAAGATTATGTTTGAGGGCGTCTATAACGACATGGCAAGCGTTTATGATGATACTTACACTAACCCAGAATATAAAGCAGAAGATGAAATGCTTTTCAGCTTTCTGAGAAAAAAGCTACACGGTTCGGTGCTTGATATCGGTTCAGGCACTGGGCTATTGCTTGAGAATATTGATATTCCACCAGAGAATTACGTCGGGGTAGATACTGCAGAAAAGCTTGTAGCCGTCTCTGAGGAGAAATTCCCTAAACACATGTTTTTTAATCTAGACTTTGACCAGTGCGAGATGAATGGCAAGTTTGATTCTATTGTTTGTCTCTACGGTGCTTTCAGCTACCTCAATCCAGACAGCTACGACAAGATTATCTCAAGCCTCAATGAGGGCGGTTATGCATTAGTGATGATGTACGCTCCAAACTATTCACCGCACTACTACACAGACGATATGACAGAGCAAGTACACAACAACATTGACTACGAAAAGGTGAACGCCCTTTTCCCGCACTCTATTCTGTGGCAAAATAAGTACGTAGTAGCGTCTAATCAGCCTATAGATTTGGAGGATATAAAGGGTGAAGATATATAAAAAACAAACAGTCTACGAAGCTGCCCTAGACAGAATACGGTATATTTTTGACGAGTTCCCTAACATAGTAGTCGGGTACTCAGGTGGCAAAGATTCCACTGTCGTGTTTGAGCTTGCCATGATAGTAGCTAAAGAGAAAAATAGACTGCCTCTCAAAGTGATGTGGATAGACCAAGAACTAGAGTGGAAGTCTACCGTCGAGCAAGTAAAGCACGTGATGTACAATCCAGACGTTGAGCCGATGTGGCTACAAATCCCTATGAAAATCCTCAATGCGTCCTCTGGAAGAAAAGACGCGGACTGGCTACACTGTTGGGCGGAGGGTGAAGAGTGGGCGAGGGAGCGAGACCCCATCTCTATTAAGGAAAATAAATACGGCACAGACAGATTTGGTAAACTGTTCGACGCGGTTATTAAGACAGAGTTTGAGGGGGTGAAGACGGCAATTCTTGGTGGAGTACGGACGGAAGAGTCGCCTACGCGGTTTACAGGCTTGACCAATCTTGTAACGTACAAGTGGATAACGTGGGGAAAGCGACTAGAGGGGAAAGACCACTACACGTTTTATCCACTGTATGACTGGAGCTACATTGATATTTGGAAAGCAATTCATGACAATGGCTGGAGATACTCTACCCTCTATGATGAGCTGTACAGATACGGTGTGCCAGTAAGAGACATGAGAGTTTCAAATATCCACCATGAAACTGCTGTCCGTTCCCTGTTCTTCCTACAAGAAATAGAGCCAGACACCTATGAGGCTGCCACCAAGCGTATCTCTGGGCTTGATACTGCAGGTAAGATGGGGCAAAACGACTTCTTTATAAGAGAGCTGCCGTTCATGTTCGTCTCCTGGAAAGAATATCGAGACTATCTTCTTGAAAAGCTGATAGAGTCGGAAGACGTGAGAAAGGGACTGCGAAAAGAGTTCGACAGAATGGAGTTCTACGCTGAACACGTGGGAGACGAGCTGTACAAGCTACACATTCAATCGATTATCACTAATGATTTAGAGTACACCAAGCTGAAGAACTGGGAAAATGGCTTCCAGAGAGTACTAATAAGGAGAAAAATAAGAGGAGAGAAAGTCTATGACTAAAAGAGAACAAAAAGAGAACACCGAGAAAAGACCAATCTATGAGGTAGATAATTCACATCTGCCAGAGTTCTGTAAACACAACGCCGTAGCCAACGTGAAGTTCATACCGATTGAACAAGTGCAGGCTAACGACTATAACCCAAATGCTGTGGCGCGCAACGAGATGAGACTGTTGTATCTGTCAATCTTCCACGACACCTACACAATGCCAGTTGTAACCATCTGGGACGAAAGTATCCAGAAGTACGTTATTGTGGACGGCTTCCACCGCTACACGACTATGAGGACTAACAAGGATATCTATGATTTGAACAACGGATATCTTCCGTGTGTAGTCTTGGACAAGGATATCAATGAGAGAATGGCGTCTACGGTTCGGCACAACCGAGCGAGAGGCAAGCACTCAGTGGCAGGTATGAGTACGATTGTGTTTGATATGCTTCAAAACGGAAAGAGCGACCAAGAAATCTGCCAAGAGTTGGGACTTGAGGCAGAAGAGTTAGTACGATTGAAACACATTACAGGCTTTAGTAAACTGTTTGAAGACACCGAGTATGGCAAAGCTTGGGAGACAGACAAGCAACTAAAGTACAAAAAAGAGTGGAAAGAAAAGGAAAAGGAGAAAAAACAAAATGGAAACGCCCACAGAAACAAACAAGCTCACACAGATAAAGCTGAGTAAAATCCAACCTTACTGGCGAAACCCGAGAGACAACAATGATGAGGCTGTCCAGAAAGTCATGGAATCTATTGAGACGTATGGATATCAAGTCCCTATCATTGTGGACAAAGACAACGTTATAATAGCTGGGCATACGCGTTTTAAGGCACTTCAGAGGCTCAATAGCGACAAAGACGGTAAATTATACAAGTCGTTCGACACAATCGCTGTAATCGTCTCAGAAATGGACAAGAAGAAAGCTAAAGAGTTCCGTGTAGTAGACAACAAGACCAGTGAGTACTCAAACTGGGACATTGATAACCTTACTCTAGAGCTGAAAGAGTTTATCGACCCACTAACAGTACAGTCATTCTTCCCCGAGATTAACCTAGAAGCAGGGTTCAAAGACTTAGATTTTGAAATCACAGACGAGCAGGTGGAGAAGAAAGAGAAAGAACTGGAAGAGCAGTTCGAGAAAAAATCAGAGGAACGGCAAGACGCCACTCTTGAAATTATGTGTCCGCACTGTCTGGAGACGTTTGAGATGAGCCGCAAAGACATTCTTACCAACCGCCATCTTGAGAAAGGATTTTAACTATGACAGGGAGACCAAGCACGATGACAGACGCAGTTCTAAAGAAGCTGAAACAAGCTTTTAGTATAGGTTGTTCAGACAGAGAAGCCTGTGCATATGTGGGTATTTCTCGTTCAACACTTTATAACTACCAGAATGAAAACCCAGAGTTCTTGGAAGAGAAAGCCCTGTTGAAAGAGAAACCCGTCTTACTAGCGCGCCAAGTTGTGGTGAAAGCCCTGGAGAAAAAGGACGTGAAGACGGCTCAGTGGTTGCTAGAGAGAAAGAAACGGAAAGAGTTTGCCACACGTACAGAATCCGAAATCAGGCAAGTGGAAGCCTTTGACAACCTCACAGACGACGAACTGAAGAACATTGCTGACGGTGCAAGTGCTGCTGAAGAAGAGTAGGGGGTCTTATGCCTCCCAAGATGACCTCAAGACAGGCAAAAGCCAAGATAGAACTTGTCCGCCGACGCTGTAAGCAGCCAGGTGGATTTAAGTTCTTTATTAACCATGTCTTCAAGGCAAGCTTTGAGCATTTCATCACTGGAGACTACATCAGTTTTGTGGCAGACAGGCTGGAAGAGAATGACTGGACAATGGACGTTACTGCCCGAGACCATTTCAAGTCTACTCGATTGTACGCAGAAATCATGTACGATATATTCACAGCAGAGAAAGATATAGAGGGACATTACTTCTCATACCAGGCAGGTATGAGTTCGTACCACTTAGCCAAAGTCAAGAGAATGATAGAAATCAATCCATTCTTTATTTTTTGTACTAACCTAAACACGCAATCAGCCTCCACCGTGGACTTCCACAATGGGAGAGCCAGGGCGTGGTTCGTGCCAGAGGGGCTATTATCGTTTAAGCGTGGTATCCATGCCGAAAGAATATACATAGACGACCCCCTAAAAGACCCAGAGAACAAGCTAGCCCCAACAGTCATTCACAAGATAAACAACGTGATAAAGCTTGAAATCTACGCCATGGTGAAAAAGAACGGAAAATGCAGAGTAGTGGGAACGCCTCAAACGTATTCAGACTTTTTCTTTGATGAGGGACTAAGAGAGAGATTTGACGTCGTGATATTAGACGCAATGAAAGACGAGGCGAACCGTATAGCTCTATTCCCCGAGTGGAAATCCTTTGATGAGCTAGAAGCTATACGAAAAACAATCGGCGAGAAGTCGTTTAACCAGGAGTACCGAGCCAAGCCATCATACTCTGAGGACAGCTATATCACACGAAATGAACTCATGACGTGTATTAACCCATCTTTAATCAATCAAGCGTCTTACAGCGGCTCTCACGACGTCGTAGCGGGGTATGACATAGGAAAGCACACGCACCCAGCTCACTTTTCTGTATTCGAAATGTGGGAAGACAAGGACGGAACGCACTATAAGCAATTATTAAGCAAATGGCTAGACGGTTGGGACTATAAACGACAGCTGGAATATCTCACTCATGCTATAGAACTCTACAAGATAGATATTCTACGCTACGACGACACAAGAGGCGAGTTTGAGGGCTTCAACGAGCAGGGTCTAGTACCACGAGAAATGAAACCTGTACATTTCAGTATGAAGTCCAAGAACTCAATGGCAGCAAGCATGCAATCTATAGTCTTAAGTGGGAATTTAGAGCTTATAAACGACACGCGCCAAACCGACCAAATCCTAGCCGTTACCTCTGACCTACAAGCCTTTGAATCAGTAGAAGGACACGGAGACAGTTTCTGGAGTAATGCACTAGCACTATGGCAGGAGAAACAAAAGGAATACCAGATAAGAGTTTTGTGATTTATAATGAGAGATGAAAGAGAAAATAAGGGAAAATAAAAAGGGAAACGAACGATGAGAATGCGAAGAATAATCAAGAATCTAATAGGGGGGACAGCGTTCCAAGACGTACCTCACATTGACCTGGACAAATACTTGACTGGAGACTTCACCAGTGGAAGCTCACGTATGAACAACTACTCATCAAAACGCTCACAGCTCAGAGCTAACATAGGCTGGGTGTTTGCTGCCAACAGTGCGATATCAGAAGAGTGTGCCTCAGTAGAGCTGAAACTATACAGAAAGAGAAAGAACGGCGACCGCGAGGAAATCTTCGACCACGAAATCCTGGACTTATTGAAGAGACCGAACGGCTGGCTCAGAGGCTCACAGTTCTGGAGCTTGTACTACCAGTACATGAACCTCACAGGTGAAGCCTACATTCTGAAAATGCGGAACGGGGAAATCATGGACGCTGCCTCTGACCAACTACCTCACGCTCTACACGTCGTACCGTCTCACCTAGCAAACTTGAAACTGGGGGACAGTCGAGAAGACAGCGTGGTGAACTTCCTGGGACACGATATCCCTCTTGATTGTTTTATCCGAGACATTAACCCTGACCCAGACAATCCGTATCAAGGACGTAGTATCATCAAAGCCTCTGCCATGGCGTTAGACACTGACTACCGAATGCGAGAGTGGAACAGGGGACTATTCGCCAATGCCGCTCGACCATCAGCCGTACTGGAAGTACCAGACGTCATGACCGATGAAGTCTACCAAAGATTGAGTAAGCAAATGGACGAGGCTCATGCGGGAAGCGACAACGCCTTTAAGCAGATTATCCTGGAGGGTGGAGCTAAGTTAGTGCCGTACTCACTTAACCAGCAAGACCTGGACTTCCTAGAATCGAGAAAGTTCTCAAAAGACGAGATATTCGCGATGTTCAGAACCTCACCGTCTATCGTAGGAATGACCGAAGACGTGAACCGAGCCAATGCTGAAGCCCAAGACTACACAATGGCAAAGCGAGTGGTACTGCCACGGGTGAGAGGACTAAAAGAGCTACTGAACGTTGAACTGGTGGAGAAATACGACCCAGCACTGGAGATAGACTTTGTGAACCCAGTGCCAGAAGACAAAGCTCAACAATTAGCAGAGGACACTCAAGGCGTCAATAAATGGTTGACGATTGATGAAGTAAGAGAGAAGCGAGGACTGCCGCCATTAGAGAATGGAGCGGGAGCGGTCTTGTACCGACCACTGAATGAAGTGCCGATTGACATGTTGACCGACCTAGTAAAACCAGAGACTGAAACTGAAACTACTGAAACGCCAGAAGCAGAGGAGGGTGAGAAGAGCCAAAAAAAAGATGAAGACGAACTGGAAGCCATAGGTGAGGCGAAATCCGTTTTATACACACGACAGGCGAGACAGTACGAGAACCTCATTCTAAGAGCCTCTAAGGCGATGTTTAAGGCACAGAGGGAAGATGTATTGAAATGGTTGCAGAACGCCCTCAAAACGTATCCTACAGCCTCACAGAAGCAAAAAAAGGAAATGCTGGACGACATGGCAGACTGGGAGAAGTACCAATCAGAGTTCGCAGCGACAATGAAACGGATATACGCCATGATTATTGAAGAGACAGGGAAAGACGCGCTGGAAGCCCTCAATCTGAACGATGATATCTTATTTGACCCAATCAGCCTCAGGATACAGAGGTTTTTGGAGACCGAGCCGTTGAAAGCCTCTACCACCATCACTGAAGAAACCAAGAAGCAAATCCGAGCTGCTCTATCCCAGGGAATGATGAACGGGGACAGCCTCCATGAATTAACCGAGAAAGTAAATCAGATATTCGGATATGCCGCACAAGACCGAGCCTACAAGATAGCCGAGAGTGAAACCACGAGAAGCCAAGGCTTTGCCGACGTGGAAGCGTGGAAGCAGTCGGGACAGGTAACTGCCAAGCGCTGGTACACCTCAAAGGACGAACGAGTCTGTAAGTTCTGCGGGGCTATGCACAACAAGACAGTCTCTATTGACGACAACTTCTACAACAAAGGGGACAGCATGGTAGTGCCACGACAAGGGAAGACCGACGCGGTGCTGAACTTTAACTATGAGGATATCGCCCACCAACCGCTACACGTGAGATGTCGCTGTGTGCTACTACCCGTCATGAAAGATTTGTAGTATCATAAACGTAAGAAAAGGAACGAAAGAGAACAAAAAACGAACGGAAACAAATATGAGAAAAATCACCAAACTATTCACCTCTAAATCAGTGTCCGTGAACGAGAAAGAGCGAACGGCTCAGTTCATCATCTCTGACGACCAGCCCGACCGCATGGACGAGATAGTCGAGCAGTCATGGGACACCGAGAACTACAAGAACAACCCTATCGTCTTGTGGGGACACAATCCATCAGAACCAGAGAACGTACTGGGAACGTCATTAGGATTAGAGACAGAGAAAGACAAGGACGTAACCCGCACCAAGTCTACCGTGAAGTTCAGTGAGGAGGGATTGAACCCGAAAGCTGATATGGTGTTTAACCAGATTAAAGCTGGTATTCTCCGTACCGTGTCCGTGGGCTTTATCCCTAAGACTTTCAAGACCAGCGAGGACAAGAAAGACATTCTGGCAGACAACGAACTCTTGGAGTTCTCTATCGTGCCTATCCCAGCCAATCCACGTGCGGTGATGTTAGCGTACAAGGAGGGGACAATCTCACGGAAAGACGCACGGTTCATGATTGATTCTATGAATAAAGAGGCGCAACTGTTGCAAGAAGAGTTAGATAGTGATAAAAATAAAGAAGAACAGGAAAGGAACACAAAAACAATGAGCGACGAAGACATTCAGAAAATCGCAGAGACAATGAGTACAGCATTCAATGAGGCGTTTGCCCCAGTAATCGAGAAATTAGACGCAATTGCTGACAAGGTCGGTGCAGAGGACAACGAAGACAGCGACAGTGAAAGCGATAATAACGAAAACCAAGACGGCGAAAAGCAGATGAAATCTGAAACCGACACAGCTAAAGAGGGCGAGAGCGACCACTCTGGCGCTGATGAGGTAGATGAGGATACCGAGCTGACTCCAGAGCAAGAGGAAGAGTTTGCGAAAGAGTTTGAAAAAGCCCTCAAAGAAGAACAAGAAAAATAGGAAAACAGAAAGAAAGGAAAGACAATGGGAATGACCATTAAAGAGCTGGCAGCTAAAAAGGCTAAAGAAGCAGCCGCAGCAGCCGCAAAGAACGCAGTCGTTGGTAAAGACAACGAAGAGAAGAAAGAAGAAGACCGCGAGAAAGACTTGAACGAGCGTTTCTACAAGGCTTTGGCAAACAAAGACATTGCGGAACTGAAAGCTTTGAACGAAGAGTTCGAGAAAGACTACAAAGCTAAAGGACAGAGCGTTGGCACTGACGCTGACGGTGGTTACCTTGTCCCTACGACTTTGGATACGCAAATCCGTGAGAAGCTCCGTGTGTTTAGCCCTATTCGCCAAATCGCGACTGTCTTGTCAAACATGCCAGTAGACCTGACGTTGCCGCTTGAGGGTACGTTGCCTACAACTTACTGGGTAGGTGAGGGTGTTGCCCCAACCGAGAGCAAGCAGACCTTTGACGTTGCCAAGATGAAACCTCACAAACTGGGTGGCTTTGGTAAGTTTACCCACGAGAGCTTGGTTGACACAGCTACTACTCCGAGCCTCCAGAGCTTTGTGGCTGACCGCTTCGCAATGAGCTTGGCAATCAATGAAAACGCAGCATTCGTTGGTGGTGATGGTACGAACAAGCCGTTTGGCTTCCGTAGCTCAAAAATTACCCCAGCTGAACTGGCACAGGCGGGCGCAACACTGGCTTGGGACGACTTGGTAAAGTTGACCTTGAAAGTGAACGCAGCGTACCGTGCGAACGCAGTCTTCGTGGTAAGTACTAAAGCACTTGGATTGATTATGACCTTGAAAGACAACACAGGTCGCCCAATCTACTTGCCAAGCTTGACCGAGGGCGCGCCTGCTACGCTGTTGGGTCGTCCAGTGTACGAAGTCTCTGAAATCCCAGAGAACTTGGGTACTGGTACTAACGAAACCGAGGTGTGGTTCGGCGACTTTAAGAACTACCTCATCGGCGACCGTGAAGCTACCCGTATCAAGTTTGGTACGACTGGCAACGACCTTGAGAGCGACAAGATGTCTCTGGTTATCTTCAAGCGAGTGGCTGGTTTACCAATCATGAGCGAGAGCTTCGCAAAACTGACCAAGGTTAAATAGTAGGTAAGTAGTAAGGTAAGAGAGGAGAAAACTATGTTAGTAAAGTTCAAAGCTGATATCTATCCATACTGTAAAGGTGATGTGGTGAAGCTGGACAAGGGTGAGAAAGCCCGCGTCGATGAAGCAGCTGAAGCCCGCGATATCACTACACCGTATGTCGAGGTGAAAGCTGACGAGAAAGCTGAAGAGAAAGCAGCAGAAAAGAAATAGTGAGGAAACTCACCGAGCAGAAAACTGTCCATTGCGGGCAGTTTTTTGTGTGGGTGGAAACTGCTATAATCAGAGGAAAAGTAACCCAGGAAAGGTGGTAATGACATATGGGAGCAATCACGTTAAAAGACTTAGAGATGATAACAGGTAAAACGTTCTCTGACGAAGAGAAAAAACGTATGCAGTTGCACGCTGAGGCAGTGAATAGGTGGATTGAGGGATACACTGGACGAGTGTTCGGCGACCCAAAGACTTTTGAAGCCGTATTAGACTATGACCCTGTGGTGTTTCTACCTCATGTGGACATTAAGTCGATAGAGTACGTGGAAGTACGAGGAACGAAACTGAAAGAGTTTAACTGGAACTCTCAGGGGCGGATTGTGCTAAGTACGACGGGAACGTCATTCAAGGGCGACCGTGGCGACTATGACCAAGTGAAAGTGAAATATACAACCCAGTATGACGACGGGGAAGTGCCAACGGACGTATTGTTAGCAGCGTCTCAGATGATTGAGGACAACCTTAGCAACAAGAATGGCTCTAAGACCATTTCTAGTGCGTCTACAGGCGGTTATTCCATCACATACGGTTCGAGTACAGGGAATACATCTAGCGGCGCTCAGAGCGGCTCTGGCGTGGGCGAGCAGGGTTCGGTTGCGATGATACTGAACGCGTATCGACTAAGGAGAGTGTGATGTTGTTGCTGAACCACAGCGCCAAAGTCTTCAGGAAGACACAGGTGGGAACGGGAATATCCAGAAAGTACGGCGATATTCCCGTGAGTGTGATTAAATGTCTGGCTCAGCCAATGTCTGACAAAGACGCTGTGGCGAATGGATACGACATAGGGCAGGCTTATACGGTGTATTGCGACGTGAACGCAGACGTGAAATCAGGAGACAAGTTGGAAGTGATAGGCATGATTATGTACGTGCAGGGGATTAAGCGGTATATCAATCAGCCACCTGTAAGCCATTTAGAGCTTACCTGTACGTCCGCAGAGGGAAAATGATATGCGGGTCAAGATTGACGACAGAGCCTTTCAGACAGCCTTAAAACGCGCCCCAGACACTATTAAGCAGGGGACGCACTCAATGTTAGAGCGTGCTGGTATCCAAACCCAGGGGATTATGCGGAGAAGAGTGAATGTAGGCGTGTCAGGTGAACTCAGGAAGTCAATCAGGTATACGTTCGAGAACTTTTTAACCGTCTCAGTGTATCCAGCAGCAAAGCACGCTGCCCCCCATGAATACGGCACTAGACCGCACTGGGTGTCTGTAAAAAGAGGCACACCCTTGTATCAATGGTCGAGAATGAAAGGTATCAATCCTTATGCTATGCAGAGAGCGATAGCGAAGAGGGGAACGAGACCTCACCCGTACATTAAGAGGACGTTGTTGGACGTAGACGGCGAAGTGCTAGACGACTTTAACCGTGGAATGAATAGAATTATAGAAAAGATATTGTGATGAAAGGAGAAATATGCAGTTCATAACCAAAGATATCAAGAACTCACTTATACGAGCCTTGAAAACCCTCAAGCCAACAGAGAACGGAACGGAAATCCAGGAGGTGGCAGGCTCAAGCTTCCAGGTGTTCGAGGCTTACCCCTCAATCCGTGTCTTGCCAGATGATGTGGATAACGAGACCGAGACTAACCGTAGCGACGAGAGAATGGCGAAGTTCACCCTCTTAACCCACATAGAAATGACCGAGACCCCAGAGAGCGAGGAAGAGGCGTACAACACCATGTATGATTTACAAGACCTCATTATGGACAAACTACAAGAGTACGACTGGGAGAACCTAGTGAACGTGTTACAAACCCAAGTTACATACGGAGGTTATGAACTGTTAGAAATGAATAACGGTATCAATCTGGTGTTCAGAATGACCGTAACTGTTAAATATTCACGTAAAGTGTAGTAAGATAAGAATAAAGAAAAGGAAGAAAAACATGGACGAAAAGAAAAAGAAAGATATCTCACAAGAAATCATCACCCCCAAACGAAAATATTTTATGCCAGAGACTGGCGAAGTGGTGGAAGCAGAAAACTTAGAACAAGCAATCAATCAAAAAGACAGTCAAGAAGATAAAAACGAACAAAAGGAGAACAAGTAATGGCAGAATTTATTGGTAGGCGAGTATCAGTCGGCGTAGGAACTGAAACCACCCGAGGCACAGCGGTAGCACCGAGCTACTGGTTTAGGCATTTATCACTCAGCTTTGGACGTAAAACAACAGCTATCCAAAACGAAAGCGCAATGGGACGCGTAGAGAAGATTAACGACTCAGCAATCGTGTCTCAGTGGGCAGAGGGACAGCTAGAGGGTAAAGTAACGGACATAGGTGTCGGTTATCTGTTGGCTAACATCTTTGGGACAGTGAGTTCAAAGAAGAAAGCGGACGACGCTACCGTGTATGAACACTCATTTACAGTCAATCAGCTACAAACGCCGCCAACTATGACCATTGCACGGAAAGACCCTAACTCTGACCGTCGCCACGCTCTTGGTACTTTGAGCCAGATGGAGCTGTCAGTGGAAGCTGGCGACTGGGTGAAAGTGAACTGCGACATTCTTGCAAAGATGGGAACGGACACTTCAAACACCGTAGCATTTATCGAGGAGAACGAGTTTACCAGCCGTAACCTGTCAGTCAAGATGGCAAACGATGAGGCTGGATTAGCAACCGCAGCCCCAGTGGCATGTAAGAGCTTCAAAATGACGCTCAACCGCAACGCAACCACATATCTGGCATGTAACGACTCTATCGACATCACCGACATTCATACAAGCGCATACGAGCTTACAGGTGAAATGGTGCTGATTTACACCAACCAAGATTGGGAAAATAAGTACTACAACAACACCGCTCAAGCCATGGAAGTAAACATCGAGAACAAGCAAGTGCAGATTGGTACGAAGTCTCACCCAGGCTTGAAGATTAAAGCGCCAAAGGTTCGAGTGAGTGAGTGGAGTACTTCAAACGACTTAGACGCAGTCATTGAACAGACGTTATCGTTCAGTATTGAATTGGACGCAACCAAGGGCAAAGCAATCGAGGCAATCTTGACCAACACTAAAGCAGACTACAACGCTTAATAGGAAAAGAGGAGGAATATGGGACGTTTAGCACTAAACAAGAAAGTAGATATCAGCAAGCTGATTGACGGCTGGGACGGAGCTTACATTATCGTCTCACCGATGTTGACCAAAGACATGGCAGAGTTCGCTGGCTCAAACTTTGACGAGGCAGACAAAGCTCAGTTGTCCGCTCAAACACTAGAGTGGGCGAAAAAGAAGTTCGTGCGAGGAAAGGTCTATATCGAGACCGAAACAGGCAAAGAACTGGTGGACATGCAGGTGGAAGATATCGATGAGCTGCCATTCATAGTAGTTACCGAGATTTTCTCTGTCTTAGTAGGAAAAGACTTTGACCCAAAAGCTTCAGCGACGGCTCAGAGCGGCGCACTAGAGCCAATGAGCGTCGCAGCTGTTACAGGAGCGCTATACTAAGAGGCGTTGAAATCCCCTCAAAGTTTACACAAGAAATCCAGGGCGTAATCTATCGAGAACGCCTTGGATTGTCGTATCAGGAGTATTTACAAGAGCCGTACGAGGAAGTGGAGCGGGCTTTGTATATCTGGAAGCTCCAAGATGAGCGTGATAAACTAGAACAAAAGAGGGCTGAACAGAAACAGCGATAAAAAGAGAACAAAAATAGAACAAAGGCAAAACCAAAATGGCAAGTAACAACAGCGTTAAAATCATCATCTCAGCACACGACAGTGCCTCAGAAGTCTTTGCCAAGTTGGCGGCTGCCTCTAAATCAGCCACTAACGAGGTGGAGGCGAGCTTTAAGCGTCAACAGACCGCAGCGGGGAACGCCCACAAGTCGTTTAGAGATTTTTTGACTAACACTCAGTCTGGGCTATCCAGAATGTCCACTGGGCTGGACAACGCAGCCTCAAGGGTAGGTTCATTCTTAAAAGGTATTGCGGGAGTGGCGGTTACAGGCTCTGCTGGTTTTCTAGCGATGGGTAAAGCAGCCTTTGAGCAGGTGAGGAACGTGGAGAACGCCTCATACGCCCTGAAAGCCTATGAGAAAGACGGAAACGCCGTCAATAAAGTCTTGCAGGACTTAGTGAAGTACGCGAAAAGCGACACTGGAGTTCTATTTAACCGTTCGGACTTATTCGCTGCTGCTTCTACTCTTAAGATGTACGGGCAGGAGACAAACACGTTAGTCGATAAAGTGAAAATCCTGTCCAAAGGTGTATCCCTGGGCAAGACTACGTTCCAGGAATTATCGTCAATCCTTGGGCGCGTTGCTGCGACTGGAAAGCTGGACGCGGTTACTTTTGACATGCTTGTCGAGAGAGGTATCGGTCTTGATAAATCACTTCGTGGCACGACAATCACAAGTGAAAACTTATTCAAAGCCCTAGACAAAGCCTTGCCAGACAGTCTCTTGGAGGGGCGAGCTAACACAATCGACGGTGCTTTAATCCGCGTACAGTCTGCTTTTCGTAATTTGGGTATGCAGATTTTGGGCGTGGACGCTGACACTAATAAATTCATTGCTGGTGGAGCGGGCGACAGATTGATGAACTTAATCCGCGACTTGACCACAGAAATGGGCAAGCCCGAGATGAAACAGGCGATGAAAGACTTGGGCGACCAGTTGGCAAAACTAGCAGAGGAAGTCATACCTAAAATACTTGACGCCCTTAAGTGGTTAAGCGAGAACTTCGATAAAGTCGTATTAGCCGCTAAAATCGCCGCTGGGGCGTTTGTAACGTTAAAGGCGGCAGCAATGGGCCTCAAGACGATAGAAGTCGTTACAGGCGTTGTGAAAGGCTTACACGGGGCATTCTTGAGTTGTAAGACAGCAGCCGAGGGCTTTAAGCTAGGCATGGAGGGCATCAAGGGTGCGTCTCAAGGGGTTGCCTCTGCTAAAATCGGTACGGCATTCGGTGTGATAGCTGGTGCAGTAAAAAATGCAACAATCCAGGTAGTAAAACTGGGCATTGCATTCGCGACTAATCCGATTGGACTTGCAATCATCGCCATTACAGCGTTAGTCGCTGGGTTTATCTGGCTCTGGAACAACGTAGAGGGCTTCAGAAACTTCTTCATAGGTATTTGGGACGGGATTAAAAAGAGTGTAGACGGCTTTGTAAAGTGGTTCGGAGAGGCTTGGGATAACGCAGTCAAGTTCTTTAAAGATTTATGGAACGGTATCTCAGACTTCTTTAAGGGCGTGTGGGACGGAGCCAAAGAAGTATTCAACGGTGTAGTCAACTGGCTCAAAGAATGGGGGCCTACAATATTAGCGGTGATGTTCTGGCCGTTCTCTCTATTACTAGGCTTAATCATTCAGCACTGGGACGAAATAAAGGCGTTCTTCACTACTGTAGCGACTGCGGTGGGAGAGTTCTTTGTCGGTCTCTGGAATAACATAGTCGAGATATTCTCACCTGTCGTTCAGTGGTTCGAAGATAGATTTGCTGAAGCTTGGGAGGCAATAAAGATAATATGGAGCGCCGTCACAGAGTTCTTCCAAAGTCTCTGGAACGGCATAGTAGAAATATTCAGTGTCGTTGCGACATGGTTCGGTGATAGGTTTAGAGAGGGCTGGGAGAGCGTCTGTAATACCTGGAACGCTGCAGCTGGGTTCTTCACCGACGTGTGGTCGAGAATTACACAAATATTCGCGAACGTTGCAGGTTGGTTCGGTCAGAGGTTCAGCGAAGCGTGGGAGAACATAAAGAGAGTGTTCGCGCCTGTCGGTCAATTCTTCGCCAACATGTGGAATACTATCGTGAGTAGGTTCTCAGCTGTCGGTACAGCCGTAGGAAACGCGGTAGGCGGTGCGGTTAAAAGCGTTGTCAACGGCATTCTTTCTGGCGTGGAAAACTCTATCAACTTCTTTATACGCTTAATTAACAATGCAGCTGGCGTCATCAATAATATTCCAGGAGTTCATATCCCGAGAGTTCCTGAAGTCCACATCGGGCGATTAGCAAAAGGTACTGAACACGCTGATGGCGGTCAATACTTAGTCGGTGAGAACGGGCCAGAGATGGTGACCTTGCCAAGAGGCTCTAAAGTCATGCCAGCGCAAAGGACTGAGAATTATCTTAAAGAAAACCAAAAGAGAGGCGACATCAATATCAACATAGACGCTAAGATTTACAAAGACACTGACGTGTATCAGTTAGCGTCGAGGATTGGATATCTAGTAAGCCAAGCATAGAAAGGAGGGAAAGATGAGAGTATATCTAGACGATTTTGAACTAAACAGTGCAGAGAACCTTATGTACTTAGATGAGCCGATTGAGGGCGTATCTGGATTGCCAAACATTCGCTCAGCCACTGGTGTAAATCAGGGTAGAGATGGTTCGTGGGTGTCCCGACAACTGTATGAGGGGCGCTATATCAGCTTTCAGGGTCGTATCTTTGGTGGAGAGCCGATTGACGTGGAAAACAAGCGCAGAGAGCTTGTGAGCGTGTTGCAGAGGAAAAGACTGAAGCTTCGGATTGTAACTTATGCTGGTGTGGAGTTCGTTACTGAAGTATTCGTCATGGCTAACCAAATGCCTATCAACCGAGAGTTAAACATAGCCAAGTGGAAGATTGATTTATTATCCGAAGACCCGCTGTTCTATGACAACTCATCTGGAGAATTACTAGCCATCATCAGTAAAACAATAGACGGAGGTTTCGATATTCCATTCGATATTCCATTTGATATCTCAGCGGGCAGCGAGCCGTCGGTCGTGACTAATTCAGGAAACGAAACAGTCTACCCGCTTATCACTATCACTACCCCAGCGACTAACCCTAGAATCATCAACCGCACTACCAACAAATTTATGCAAGTGATGGTTACCGTATTAGAGGGCGACAAGCTGATAATCGACATGCGAAATAAAATCATCACGCACAACGGCTTGAATATCTACGTATTGCAGTATGACGGTTCAACATTCTTCGGACTTGTGCCAGGTATGAATGTGATGGAAGTCCAGACTGATATAGGTTCAGAGAAGACAAAAGCAGAGGTTCGATACCAGTCAGGGTTCTTAGGTATTTAGATGAGAAGATACGAAATTGAAGTATGGAGCAAGAACGGTATTCTGCTAGGTGATATCCGCCACCTATGCTCTAACGTAAAATGGACTATGCAGAGAAACGCCCACGAAGTCTTAGAGTTCGATATAGACTTAGCAGAGTATGAGGAATACATAGAGAAGATTGGCGTGATAGACAATCCCTTTTCATTTATGGACATTCTGTCCACAGACATCAGGGTAAAGAGAGAGGGCAAGTATTTATTCGGAGCTAATATCATCAAGTTTGGTTACTCACCAAACGGGGCTTCCGTGAAAATGACCGTATCTTGCACAGGTTACTTGAACTATCTGAAAGACCAGTATTTAACGATTGACTACGACAATACTTGGCAAGGTGATATTCTTTGGGGAGTGATTGAGCAAGTCCAGGCAAAGACTGGGAGTAATTTCGGGATTAAAAAGGGAAACATAGCTCAAGGAATGAAGCGCGACCGGCACTTTACTAAGAAGAACGTCAAGGATTTTATCCAGCAAATGACCAACGTGATTAAAGGACCTGATATCAAGTTCGACGCGGACAAGACATTCAACTCATATGAGGCTTTGGGAAACTACCGACCAGACATTCGTTTGGTGTATCCAGAGAATGTAGACTCATTTGCCTTTGAGAGGCGCGGAGACACGCTTTTCAACTTTATCCAAGGTTTCGGTTCAGGAAACGGAGACGACGCCGTACAAGCGTTCTCACGCGATTATCAATCTATGCAAGAGTTCTACCGTCGAGAGAAAGTCGTTACCTATAATTCAGTGGAGAGACTGTCCACTTTACAAGAACACGTGAACGGCGTGCTTCAAGCTGTTAAAGACCCGCGAGAGCTTCCGTCGTTCACAGTTCATGATGGGATATTAGACCTCAATGACGTAGGAATAGGCGACACTATCTATGCAGAATTGGGCGGTTTTAAGTCGTTATCTCACATCAAAGGCTATTACAGGATTGAGAAAATCGAGTGTTCAGTCGATGGTAACGACGCAGAGACAGTCGATATCACTTTTGACGACATCAACATAGACGACATCATAGCCCAGCAAGAGGAGGGGTAGTAAAGGGTATGAACAGGCTCAACGACATGCAAGAAATGCACTTGCAGAGGCGGATTGCTGCTCTGGAGGCTAAATTGATAGACCTCAAAATAACGCCTCAGCCCACCTCTAATAAATCGGGGGTAAAAACGTATCTAAACCCTAAGAGTACAGATTGGCAGTTTTTCGAGTACACAGATTTTAACGGAGTGGTATCTACGACTGATACTGTCAATCTACCACCGATATCGAGCGCCTTTTCTCTAAACAATATAGAAGTGACTTGTGAATTTCGTCCTATAAACCAGGATAATCCTGTTGTCATACCTTACTTAGACGTCTTACTGAACAATTCTACGAGACTACAGCCGTCTTACAATCCAAGTTTCGGTGTCTGTATGACCGCTGCTGTCGGAGGTGCTTCAATAGTAGCCAACAGCAAATTAAACTACCAAAACGATTTGACCAATTATTCTTTGCAGAAACCAGTGTACAGGTGGAAGTCGTCGTTTTACTGGACGGCACCACAAGGGCAAGGTATAAGCTTGAAGTTTCGGTTCTTCGTGAGAAGCACAGACAAAGGGCAGTGTAGAATGTTAGTCAAGAGCTACCGTAATTTTTAGGAGGTGAGATGATTTACAGGAACGATAATAATTTGATAGAACGTTTACGCATTTTACTAAGAGAACGAGACGAGCTGAAGAGCCGCCAGTTCATAGGCTCAAACCAGATTATGACGTATCCTCAAACGTCGGGTAAGCTTTGGGATATCTCTGTCACGTGCGACAAGAGCGGGCAAATCCCTGGCAGTAAATGGGGAGCTGCCATATTTTACGTGCAATCCGAGGGGATAGACCTAGTGGCAGACATGGCGATTGAAATTGACCGAGCGATGGAGCTGGAGACATATCCGTTTTCGTTCCCGTTAGACCCTACTAGATACGGTGCGGACTTCATGGCTTGGTTCGTGCCAGTTTTCGGCAATCAAGCTACAGGTTATACGTTCAATATTAGAGCGACAGTAACAGCGAACGCCCCTGTTACAATCAGAGCAGAGAAGTATTGATGGAGGGAAGCTATGAGCAGATTAAACGAAGACAATGACTTGATATCTGTAATCAAAGAACTTGAGATGGACTTTAACGAGCTAAAAGGTGACCAAATTGTAGGCTCAGACGCAGTAAAAACATTCAAGTCGCAGACAGTAAACATGTGGGATATCGAAATCACGCTGCCCCCTAACGTTTTCGGCAAAGAATACAACTACACCGCTAGGTTCACTCCAGAGAAGACGCGAGACGGAAAGCAGCCAGCTTGTTTCAAAATAGCTGAAAACCACGAGGTCAAGACCTCATCACAGTATCCACCAACGCCAGTCATTCTAATACTTAGGAAGCCATCGACCTCAGAAAAGTATCAAGACTTCGCCGTGAAACTGACATTATCGACAGGAGACAAGCCGACGACGTACAGAATAAAGTTTTATGCATTGTCTACTGGAAAGGGAAGCTTGACGCTGGTATGATAAAAGAAACAAAAGGAGAACAAAAATGACACGAAAAGTATTCAACATGAACGGGGGTAGACACTCACAAGCTGCCCTCTCAGCCTTTATAAACGCTCTGTACGGCACTTCAGTGGCAAGCGGGCTAAATGTTACAGCCTCAGGCGGAACGGGGCTTAAAGTGGTTGTAAAAGCTGGTACAGGCAATATTGACACTGGGCTTGGCTACGGACACATGGTTCAAGCAGACTCAGATGAAACTATAACCCTAGCGGCAGCCTCGCCGTCTCTACCACGAAATTCACTGATTGTCGGTTTTATAGATAAAGCGGTCGCACCGACAACTACAGTTGTGGACAACATCAACGGCATTTTCAAGATTAAAGAGATTGCTGGTACGCCAGCAGCTTCACCACAAGACCCGCCTGCTTCAGTCATTCAGTCCGCAGTGGGAGCGACTAGTCCGTATATTATTCTTGGTCGGGTTCACGTCAACGCTAACGCTACATCGCTTGCCCAATCAATGATTACAGACTTGAGGAAAGTAGTTGGACTGCCATTTAGCGGAGAGTATATAGCAGATGCTTCAATAGAGGGCGACAAGCTTGCTAAGGCAACTGTAAAGGCTAATAACATAGATATGAAGACTTTATTCGCTGCCAAAAATCATAATAGTACAGTAACTGTTGGTAACGTCATGGTTCAGAGCGGTTGGACACAGTTCCTCGGAGACGGCTCAAACACAATCAGAGTTCCTCTAACCTTCCCTAAACAATTCGACCAGATTTACTCAATCACAAGCTCATTAAACGGCTACAAGTTCGGGGACGCAGCGACTAATTTGTCTCAGTTTGGCACACCAGTCGCTGCAGGCAACTATGTCGAGCCAGTGAGCGTGAATGTGAGCGGTTGTACACTTATAGCTACTTCGAAAAATAATTTTGGTGGTGCTTGGCACGGTATTTCGTGGACAGCTGTGGGAGAGGTATAAAAAATATGGCAAAACAGACAAACTCAGAGCTGCTTCATGAGATTGACAAGAAAGTAGCGGTACTTTCAGAGGGACTTTTGAGCTTGGCTCAGAGAATGACGAAACTAGAGAAAGCAATCGCAGAAATGCAGATGGTAACACCTCAGTCTTTACAAGCTTATGTGGAGTTACATGCTAAAGAGCATGAGTTTCTAAATACTAAACTCAACGACCACGAGGACAGGTTAGGCGCCATCGAGGGAACAGAGAAGAAGATTTACAAGAATGTTACCGCAGTAGTAGTAATCGGCTTAGTGATGATGCTATTATCAGCTTATGGGTTAGATAAGTTTTTCAGACCTTAAAAAAGAGAAAAACAAAACAAAAAATAGAACAAAAGGAGAACACATGGCTGTAAGACAAACATACAATCCGAACATCAACATAGCTTCTCAGAGAGGGTGGTGTCTTAAATACGTCGATGACGCGATTGACGCGCCGTCTCGTACGCCAAGCGCAAAAGCTGCGTATCTAAACGAATTAAACGCAGGACGGATTGATACTGGACACGCTCCAGTGGGTATTTGGGTAGTAGGTTTTCTAGGTTTTTCAAGAGGTCAGTATACAGAATATGGACACGTGTTCTTAATGCGAAAGCGAAGCGACGGTTCGATTGAAATCCACGACAGTGAAGTTCACAGTGGCGCTCGAGGGATTTATAACAGCATTGAAGAGCTTATGAACTGGCTGGGGAACTACGGACCTGATTATCTAGGGTTTTCATACAGTTGCGATGGACGGCAGATTGCTGAGAACTACGAGGAAGTAAAACCGACAGAGCGAATGACTGCTGTATTAGCAAACGCAAGGGACGCTGCTAATATTTCAAGCGGGATATTCCAGCAGATTGACGCTGGTGCTACGGTTGAAATGAAAGGTTACGTTACTAACGGAGAAGCTATCGACGGCAACTCTGTTTGGTTCGTGACTGCCAGGAGCGGCAAGTACATGTCTGCCGAGGTCTTTACTGATAAGAGTACGCATGATTTGCCAGATTTGACGCCTAAATCAGCACCGAAGCCTGAAGCTAAACCTGAAACTCAAGACTACAGTCAATTGATTTTAGACGTATCAAATAACCAAGCTGATGATATCGCTAATCATTTTAATAAGTTTGCGGGCGTCATTCTCAAAGCTGGACACGTCGGTCAAAGCTACGGTGGAGATGCTAACAAGATTGACCCTAAACTGGTCAAGTTCGCTAAAGCTGCTGGAGATAAACTATTAGGAATTTACTGGCTGCCGTACTTCTCAACAGATGAAGAAGCGAGAATGGAAGCTGAAAGGTTCGCTGAAGCTCAGAAATTAGTCAACGCGCCATTGTTATTTGTAGACCTTGAGCCAGAATTTGAGGGAACAAAAGAGCAATTAAAAGCGTTTAAGAATATCGTCTTACAAAAGACAGGTAAAGTCGTACTAGAATACGGTGGCAACGCCATCATCAGTAAATTAGAACTAGAGAGAATTGACTGGTATCCAAACTACGGCACAAAAGACAACTATGCACACGGCGCTTTAATTCACCAATTCACAGACAATGGCAAGATTGACGGCTTCAGTGGCAATTTAGACTTCTCTACAGTCAAGATTTCATTAGACGAACTAAAGAAGATAGGTCAAATTACCGCACCTAAGCCCGCAGAACAGCCGAAAGATGAAAAGGGGGATAATTTACCGTCTGGAGACAAAGAGAAGCCCACAGAGCCTCAGAACGTGCCAAGTAAAGAAAACAAACCAAGCAAAGAAAGGAAAGTCATGATAGACAAAGACATAACCAAACTAAATGAATTAGCTGAAAAGAACTTAGGAATGGCAGCTGAAGTGTCAGACGCGGACGTCGCTAAAGAACTAATCTCAGGTGTAAGCAAGCGCACCAAACTAATCGTCTATATAGTCGGAGACGTTCTGTTAGGTGCAAGCGCAATCGCACCGCAAGTTGCAATCGCTATTCTATCTAACGAGCCGTACGTAAAGACTAACGCCATCAGCGGCGCTCTAGCTACAGCAGGATTATTCTTGCTTACGATGTTCGGCATTTATAAGAACGGGAAGTCTAGATAGTGTATAATGGACAGTGGACAGCTAGATTTGGTAACCTAACTGTCTAACACAACACTCCATTCTTGAGACCCTTTTTCTGGTGAGGGTCTCTTTTTTATGAGAGTTTTCCACAACTCTAACTGGGGTAGACAGAAAAATATAGAAAAATAAGCATAAAACCGTTGACAACGTAAGCACGGTTGTGTATACTAATAACATAACCATTCGGTTACACAATAAATTATTAAACTCTAACGGAGGATAAACGAAATGACAACTAAAAAAATCACTAAACGCGACATCAACAATATCCGCGAATTTGCACAAAGCGGTTATATCAAAACTGCTTCTGAGTGGACTACTGGTTCTGGTCGCTACACTACTCGGCGCGCAATGCCAATCTTTACTACTCAGTTTCAACGTTCAGATTTCAGTCGCGAACTAGAGACTGGCAAAAATCTACCTCAATGGGGTACGCTTGAACGACAGGCTTACGATTACTTCAGCGAAAACTCACGAACCCGCACAATTTTGGTGATGGACTTCGAGAAAGTTCTGAGTGCTTTGCACGGCGTTGAAATCGAGAGCTAAAAAAGGGGGGCTATTGAATAAATATTGGTATTGACAACGTAAGCACGGTTGTGTATACTAATAACATAACCATTTTAATAAACGAAAGGCGTAAAGGTAATGAACAATTACTACAACAATCACTCTATAACCGAATTAACTCAAGAGGAGCTATTCGAACTCATCGATATTATACGTGATGAGCTTGAGAATGACGGCTACGACTGCTTCGTGAGCGCTCCTACGGCTTTGAAAATAGAAATGCGACAAATACTCCAGGAAATCAATAGACGCGCTAAAATCGCCTCTGACGGCTTCCTAGACGCTATTACAATCAATCAACTGTTCTTTGAATAAAAAAGTTAACCTCTGAAAGGAGAAGAAAATGAGCTTCGGCAAGAAAACTTCAATCAACAAAATCAAATTCAACTCGGTGAGAGGTCTCAGAAAAGAGATTTTCGTCAAACGAGATAAACGAATAAACTTCAAAGAGCTTTACCAGATACGGTTCTTGTCAGACGGTATCGCAATCACTGTCAAAACCACCTCTGCCAAGACGGCAAAGGCAATCATTCAGAAAAACAAAGACGCGGTGGTACATCTTCATTCCGACCGAACTGCCTCGCAGTTATTTCTTGAGGCTCTGCTGAGGCAAGCTCGAGGCGAAGAGGGAGTAATCGGATAGATGAAAACGGTTGATGTGATATCTAAAGTCGAGCTGAGGAAGATGAAACTATCTCTCAAAGGCCCTATGATAGCTACGATGTACTCTGATGGCTACAGTATCGGCTCATTCTCTTTCATCTACTCACACTACCGTTTCAAAAAACCAACCGTGATAGTACCGCGCGCTAACCAAAAACCGTCGCGAAACTGTTCTGTCATACTTCCGAAAAACTACACGGTCGATGACTTAATAATCGCTTTACAAGCTGTCATGATTAACCCAGAATGCGTCTATTTTGTAGACAGAAAGGAGAAAGCCTACCACTTCATAAACCTAATAGAAGCTAAAAAATTGATAAAAAACGGAGAACGTGAATGCAAGAGCTAAAATCAGACACGAAACAGGAAAAGTTCATAAACGCTGTTTTATCATCGTGGCGACTTCCGTGGTATTTCGATGAGGACAAGCTTTACGACAAGCTGGTTGCGAAATACGCAGAGGCGGGCTTGACTGGCGATGAGCTGAGAGAGAAAGTCGCAGTTAAGCTGGGGGTGAAACGCAAGAAACATGCTTTGGCGAGAATGAACGCCACCACAATCGCTAAAATCGCTGAAAGGATTTACGGCGATGACCAAACCAACTAACTTACTAACTAAATTAAAATCATGGTTCAAAGTTGAACTGGAAAGGTTGAAAACACATGACTGGTAATCTTAGAGGAATGTTTCCAGAAGACATACTGGAACTTTTAACAGGCGGTGAGGACGCTATGAAAAAACATATTCACGCAGAGATTGATTCTATGAGCTGCGCGCAATGTAGCTCTTTGTCTTGCCGTTTCATAGAGGAAATGGAGAAACTGCAGGTTGGGGATTTTGGCAACACGCGCCCTGAGGCATACTTGGTATTTGATAAAGAAGATGGCGAAGTGAATTCAGACAAACCACCGAAAATCGACGGTCGCGCGCTGTGCAAAGACTTCAATCTGTCTAAAAAACAACTGAGGACGGTTTTGGCTGTGGCTATGATGGCTCAAGCAGCAGAGTTCGCAGTTGAGTTCAAAAAGATGGCTGCTGAAAAAGCTAAATTGGAGAGTAAATAAATGCCAGGAACGCGCGCAGGGGCAGCAAAGGCTCGAGACACGAACTTGAAAAGAAACCCGAACTTCTACCGAGAGATTGGTAGGCTTGGGGGGGCTGCCTCGGGTACTGGCGGCTTTGCGTCTGAAGCAATCGGTGATGATGGCTTGACTGGACCGCAAAGGGCTAAAATTGTTGGTAAAAAGGGCGGTCTCATCAGTAGAAGAGGTAAATCTAAGAAGAAGAAAGAGGTTGAAAATGAAACCTACTAACGAAACTTACGAGCTTGAAACTTTACAAGATTTGTTAGAGTTGCACCCAGACCAACTGGAGCGGTGGTTCGAGGACTTCAAACTGGTTCATGATTTTGCTTACAGACAATCCAATCAGCCTAAAACAGAACTACACTCTGGCGTTCTTTCGCGTAAAGTGATTATACGAAAACTTACGTGGACAGATGATGGTAAGAATGAGGGAACGGCTAGAGTAAAGCGCGCAGGAGAACCAAATGCCTAATGCTGTGAAACAAAGGTCTGTCATTTACTTCAAAGCACCTCTGAAAATTGACGGCAAGCTGGTGGTGGCAATCCACCCCCAGAAGCTTGCGCTAGTCAATGAGATACACATCTTAGCTTGCCGCAAAGATAATGGCGAACCGTACTATCCAAAACCGTTGTACATCACAGGAGAAGACGCTGTTAAATACCCTCTAAAACCGTCTGTGAACAACGAACTGGTGTTTTTGTATGAAATACCCATTGCTGACTTAAAAGAGCGTCTGGAGGGCTTAGATGAGGTCTCAGGGGGTGTTTCAGATGATTAAGGTCGTGCGGTTTATGTCATTCTCTGAGTTCTTCGGCTTGATAGAGGGCAAGGAGCTGGAGAACACCAAGAACCATAAAGAGGAAGACAACGCTAAGACGGATTCTATCGGCTTCTGCTTTACACCGATTGACGAGTTGAAAGACGACACAATCTACAACATAGCTCGATATTTATGCTCAATCGCGACCACCAAGTTCTGTGTGGTCGCGGACATTGACGAGACTAAATTGAAGAAAGGCTACGGCGTCTACGCTGACCACTCGGAAGACGACAAGATGAGTTTGAGAGACATGGTAGACCCCTCTAAGTGGAAGAGCATGACTGTCGATGAATACTCTACGACGAAATACTCGCTTAAAGATTTGAAAAACGCTCGCTGGTTCTTACCCGAGAACGAGGGAGACGGCTTTTGGTCGATAGAGTGGAAAAACCCAGTGGAAATCACTGAAAAGGTGAACAATAAGCTGTTAAAGAAAGGGGCAGAAAAATAATGGGAATGAGGCTTGACGAAATCTTGAAAACTGACAAAAAGGCTAGAAAGTGGCACCCGAAGACGCGGAAGTACTATGATTATCTGTTGCCCGTCGGCTCTGTCATGTTGGTGGGGCTAGACGAGAAAGCTTCGTGTGCAGAGTGCGGGGTGCAGTTCACCTTTGGAGACATGTACGCTTCCCGCTTCATTCATAATCATGTCGGTATGGGCTACGCTGTGTGCGAGACTTGTTATGACCGTGAATTAGAAGAAGAGGAGAAGTACAGAGATGAGCAAAAACAATCCTAAATCTGTCCAAGGCGATGAAAGCGTGTTCAATCTTCACTACGAAGTGGGCAAGTTGATTGGCAAGATTGAGTTCTTGGAAGAGAAAGTGAAACGCCAGGAGCAGGTCCAAGAGAAAGTCTTGGAGAATGTCCAAGTTCTATGCAAGACGATTGAAAACTTGAGCAATGGTATAAACGCTTTGGGCGATTATTGCGACAGGCTTGACAGACGCTTAGAGAGCCACGACATGTGAAACTGTGAATTTACCCGTCTTTCGCACTAAAACGCCGCAGAGGGCGTTAGAACGCGAAATAGCGGGTATTTTCATTGTGGGGCGTGGGTAGTATAATAAAAATGTGCGTACAGAACGAGTAAAACAACATCGAACGACGAAATGAGCTAGTCAGCCGCCCGTTCTATACTTACGCACATAAGTTTGATTTGTAGGCTGGCTGGCTTTTTTCGTGGACAGGGGGTACATAGAATGTACGATTTTGAAAATCAAAGAGTTGTCGAGCCACCTCGACAGTTTACTGGTGTTTGGATACCAAAAGAGGTCTTGCTAGATGACAGATTGACTGGTGCTGAGAAAATACTATACGCTGAGATAGCTAGTTTCGGTGATAAAGGCTGCTGGAAAAAATCTGAAGAGCTGATGAAGCTTGCGGGTGTAAGAACCTCTACTTTTCAGGCTTCCTGTCGTAAACTGGTGTCTCTTGGCTATATCACTCAGAAACGACAATACAG